ACAAAAGAAACAACTTATGTTGATTGTGCATTGTGGGGTGCAAGAGCTAAAGCCCTACAGCAATACCTTAAAAGAGGTCAAAAGGTATTTGTGCAAGGCGAAACAGGTTTAAAAGAATACAATGGCAATACACAGATAACTTGTAATGTCGCTGTTGTTGAGTTGCTTGGTGGGGGCGGTAATAGAACCTCGACTGCTACCGATACTGGCAACTCCAACGATACAGGCAGTGGCAATGCTTCGGCAGACTTTGACGATGAAATTCCGTTCTAAAAAGCCGATTTTACAAGTTGTTATGCGTGATGGGGTTTTGCACCCTGTCACGCAATACGATGCCGAAATATTAGAAACATATTCAACCAACCAATTATTCGACATACAAGCTGTAAGCGAACGCTCACCACAGCATCATAAAAAATATTGGTCGGTATTAAATAATGTCGTTAAAGACACTCAGAAGTGGGCTACTGCGGCTCACCTACATGACGATCTAAAAATGTTATGCGGATACTATAGAACGGTTATAAATAAAGCTAACAATAGTGTTTATTTTGTACCTGATAGTATTGCGTTTACAAAGATGGATCAAAAAGAATTTAAAACTTATTTTGATAATGCAATGATGAAACTATCGGAGGCGGTCGGTTACGATCCTATGGAAATATGACAAACTCATCTAATTATACTGAAGAGCAAATTTTAATACGATCTATGCCTTGCCCAAAGTGCGGTGCTTTACCAAGACACCATTGCAACAGAAAACCATCTGAAGATGGAAAAATAAAAAACCATAACGAAAGACAGCTGTTTTGGCACAAACACGTTAAAATATGTAAGTTGCAACAAAAATACTTTGTACCATATGAATACACACAATGGTCAAGTAAAAGGTTTAAAAAAGTTGCCGAAGATAAAAATGGTTCGGACTTATTTGTAGATACATATGACTATAAAGGTTATAAATTGTGAGTAATTTGGCAAATAGACCGCCAACAGGTCTTAAAAAACCAAAAAATAAGCCTGATAAAAAATACTTAGAATATATTAGAAGCTTACCTTGCTGTGTGTGCCAAAAGTTTGGCGAACCGCAATTATCACCAACAACTGCACATCATACAATACATGATAGATTTAGTGGTGCAAAAAGAAGTGATCGTGAAGCCATCCCTCTTTGCGAAGGACATCATCAAGGTAATTGGGACAGCTCCAAGTTAGCTATACATAAAGAGCCAAAGAAATGGCAAGAGCAATATGGCAAAGATTATAACTTTATTAAATTAGACTGATTTTCATTTGCATCGTCCCATTGTACTTTAACATGAACGTGCGGTTTTTGCCCAACATCACAATATCTTTTAAAGCAACTTAAATGCCAAATTTGTGCATCATCTACAAATACAGTGTGATTGCAAGCATCCATTATTGCTTTGGCAATATTATCAATGTCAGGGCGTTTTGGTATTAAATTACCTGTTTCACAAAGCATACGTTTCTTTTTACTATACGATTTTGGTATTTCAAAATATGCGGTAAATATAAGACTAATCCTATTATCTGTTGCAGTAAGCTGTGAGCGCGTCATAGAAGCCCATGCAGCACGTTTAATGCGTTGCTCGTAGTCAACGGTCTCTTTTGGTGTATACGTGTGCCCACGGCGCGTAAAACGAGGCCTACCTTTTCCAATAGGTTTACCAGTTATTTTAAATTCACAAGTTTTAAGCATCGTACTTAACATCTGCTTCGAAACGTTTAAGCATACTGTCTACATTAAAAACTGTAGGCATAAATTCTTGGTCTGCTTCAAACACAACCAATATTCTTTCACCTAAATTATTTCTTGCTCCAAACATATGTTGCGGTGCGGCTAATAAATTTTCCATATCGTAATGCTCCATTACTAAAGGAAAACAAATAAAATATTCTTCAAGTGAAACACCTTCGCCACGCATACACATTCTAATATCAAAATCTTCGTCTATCTCTCCCGACATACTTGCACACCTCCGTTTTCAAGTTCGTCATAAAATTTGCGCAAAGCCTCACGAGCATAAAAATACTTAACATTATTTGCACTTGAAAGCCTACTATTTTGCTGTGTCTTGTCGACTTGCTGTATTAAGAACTTTCTTATTGCAATCTGCTCTTTATTTAAAACTTCGTTTCCCATTTATCTTGAAATATATTTGCGTTTCCAAACTATATTATTTCTTTTAATAAAATTATTTAAATGTGTTCTAGTTATGCCCAGAATATACGTAACTTCTGTCTGCGTATACTCTTTTTGGTTGTACCAATTAATTGTATCAATGCGCTCTTGCTTTTGGCGGTCAACCATACCGTCCCAAGTTTCGCCATCTTCAATTTCTTCAATGCTTCTGTATTTCATCATGTGTAACTCCATGCCGTTTGCACAACTGATTAAACTGTTGTCGTGACATACCAATATCTCGGGCGGCCTCGGATTGAGAACCGCCTGTTATATTAAGTACTTTTTTAAGCAAAGATTTTTTTGCTTCATTATGTTCTGCGAGAAGGTCACTCCATTTAATGACCTTTGCATGATCAGCATATCGTTTTTTAGCCATTTTGTTCCTTACATACTGGACAAGGAATTATTTCTTTCCATTGATGGTAAGCTTTTCCGTTTTTATAGTGCAAGCAATGCCAGTCTTCTACAACTTTATGCCCATCGCAATAACTACACTGTTCCATTTGCTTCACTTTCTTTTTGCAAGTAATATTCTGCATATCGCTTTTTATTTGGTGTAACGACAGTATATTTACCAATTGTATGACCCATCTGTTTTAAATCATATATGCGAGCCGCAAGTCTAGTACAGCCAAATTGGTCATATGCCATAAGCTGATTAACTCTATTTTGGTCTTTCAACCAGTTAAATATTTGCTTATTCTGCGCTTCAATACTCATTTTGCCACTCCGTAGTCGTGTCCAATTTTCCACTTCTTGCCATTTAAACCTTCAACCCTTTCACCAGTTACAGTAATGGTTATTTCTTTAATATCCATTTCTACAATCTTATGAATATTTCTAATGTCTAGCATATCTCGTACCTCTGGTTTTGCACCATTTGGTAGTAAAGGTAGCCCTTCACGCGCACATTCGATAAGTAACCGAACCTCGTTATTAGTTAATGTAATCATTTCAGTCCTCCGTTAAAAAAAGGGGGCTGTTAGCCCCCAGTTGATTATGCCGCAAGTGCAAGTCCGTTCCAATGTGGTGACCTTAATGCCATGACCAATTTGTTTTCTCTGTCTCTGGTCACGTTATTAGGGTTTTTGGCATCTTGCGTATGAGTAGCCCAATGCGTCATGCAGTTATAAACCGCCCATTGGTTTTTACCCAGTTGGTCAAATTCGTTATTTAATTGACCCATAAGATTTTCGAGTTGGCGTTTATTAAAACTTTCACAAGATGTGTTGGTTTTTTGATCAACAAGATTTGCCTTAAAAAAGTTTTCTACATTTCGTATATCAACTTTATTTTTCTTGTACTGTTGCCAAATTTCTTTTTGATTAAAAAATGTATCAACGCCAAGTTTAATTTTTTCTGCAACACCATCTAAGTGAATTTGCGATGTGTGGCGCATCCAAGTTTTGGTAAGTGTATTTGGGTGAGTACAACCATTTTTGCACCATAATCTAAGTGCATCTGTGCTAGTTTGGTAAGCCCATGAACCATTATATGAGTTAAATGCGCGAATACGAAATTTAACATGATCGCCAACTTCAGGTTCAATAACCAAATCGTTGAATAAAACATCAACTTGTAGCTGTCTGCCACCATCTAAGCAATATGCACTAAATTCTGTATTTTTTAGACCTGCTTTTTTGATAGCATCTTTTGTGCTTGAGATAACATCTTCGTGCGGTAACACTTTATAGCTATCTTTGTGCAAATGTAGAACTTCATTATTATCAGTTCTAACCAAAGCCTTCCAGCCTTCTACTGGTGTGTCTAAGCCTTCTGGTGTAAGTGGTCTTTCTTCAACCTTGAAATTTGTGTTAGTATCCATTTTGTGAACCTCCGTAAATAAATGAATAATTACTTACTATCAAACTCACTTACATTGTCAACAATATATTTACATAAAGTTTGCGAGACCAAAAAAAA